GCAAAATCAACAGTATTACTAGGATCATACATTGCTTTATTATTAACTACAACATATCCCCAACTAACATGTAAAGGTTTTCTTATATAACTAATATTTATACTATGCGTACTTGCGTTAATATGCGCCGTGTTATAACCTTGATTTATTTTTAATTCTCTACCAACTAAACAACCTATAGGTCTATTTTTAGTAGGAGAGGTTAAATAAGAAATTCTTGCTTCGTTAAATTCTTTAGTGGTTAGTATTTCAACAGGATCATTACCTTCTCTAACGGTTCCAAGTCTATATATTTCTTCAGGCAATATCATATTTGTACCTAAATTAGTCGAAGTCCAATTGCTACCGCGTTCTACTTCAAATATACTTATTTTTTCATTTAATATAGACAATGGATCAGAAAACTCTGTATCATTTCCAGAAGCTCTATTAAATTGTTTTATATCGTAAAAATATTGCTCAAAAATATCCATTTGAGCTTGGTTGGCAAATAAATTAAATTCTTGAGGCGTTATATAACCTCTTTGTTCTTTATTAGCAAGAGTTAAAACTCTTTGATATATTGTATTTATGCTTACTGCCATTTTATTTTTTTATTAGTTATTATATGGAAATAATCTATTTAATGTATCTTTTCTTTTATTACAACCACAATCTTTATTTCCTGTTATTTTGTTTACTACTTTTTTAATTCCAGTTGCTTTTGTTATTTTTTCTATTGAGTCACCTAAACCTTTTGATTTTTTATTTTCCATATAATTTAATTTTGTAGTTTGTAATCGCCCCGTAGGGCGACTACACTACAGTTAGATTAATTTAATCTTTTTTCAATATTGGAGTAAATCTCCATACCTTCATCAGTTTTAAACCAATGAGCTAAAGCGGTATAAGGATGTTCATCAAATGGTATAACCATTACTTTTCTTCCATTACTACCCCATAAAAAGTTTCTTTGATCAGAAGATAATCTTAATATTCCAGCTTCTACAGCTCTAATACCAAAGTTTCTTAACATTACGTTTTCATCATCTGCTAATTCTAAGAATAGTTTAGGATTATTACGAGCAAATACTAGTAAATCTCTTCTAAGCTCTTTAGAACTTAACTTAGATACTTCAGAACCTTTTTCTACACGCATAATAGCTTCAGCCATATCTATATCAATATTTCTAGCTGCTGTTAACGCATCAACTTGCATTTCTAAAATATCTATCTCTTCTTCAGCTAATGCTGCTGGAAGATATTCCTCGTATAATTTATTTTTATGAGGATGATATAGTGATAACAACTTTTGTAATGTTGTTTTTTCTTTTGGTACAAATAAACTACCACCTCTAAAAATAATATGCTCTAATCTTTGATCTCCTACCATTTCATCTACAAAAGGAGTTTTTTGATTTTGACAATATTTAAGTTCTCTTTCATAACCTTTTTCTTTGTCAAAATAATAAATATTAGCAGACTTAATAGATCTAGAAAGTGGTCTTCTACCTCCTTTCAAAAGATATATCCTATCTTTTATTTCCCACTCATTAGTAGGTTTAATTCTTTCTCTTACTTCTGGTTGTTTTACAACCGGTGGCGTTTCAACTATTGGAGTTTCTACTACCACTTCTTTTTTTGTTTCTTGTTTTTTTGCCATAATATAATATATAATAAAATTAATAAAATAAAAGGCCGAGGCCGAAGCCCCGGTCTTTTAAAAATAGTTTACTTCATTAACATAAAGTTGTTAGCACCTTGAGTAACTAAACATCTTTCTGATAACATGTGAATTGACATCGCATCTAAAGCAGATGTAGCAGCACCAACAGAACCAGTAACCCAAGACTTCATTTTTCGGTCATCAGTTTGTGAAGCTCTATATCTAACGTGTAAGAATGGACGCTTCATGTTCTTACCTAACATCTGGTCATAAACCGTAGATGTACCAGCTGGAACAATAACCCCTCTAATCGCGTTAGCAGAAGAAGCAGCATTAATACCACCTCTAGTAGCTAAATCATTTAAGTATCTGAAATCAGATTTATAGAAGTCATAAGAACCTCTTCGGAATCCAGAGAAACCTAAGTTAAGTGCCATGTCTTCAGAGTTGTCAAATACACCGTAAGATGTACCGCCAGCTCCGTAAGAATTCATAGAAGCTAACATGTCGTCCATTGCTAACGAAGTAGCTCTGTTTACAAACATCATGTTTTCTTCAATAGCACCTTGCTTATCAAACTCAGCTAAGATAGCATCAAATTCAGCTAAGTCAGTAGCAGCGTTAACACCAGAAATACCAGAAGTTAAGTTACCTCTAGATTCAATAGCAGCAAATAAACCTTCAGTACCAGCATCTTTTGTTGCATCTGCCGTAGTACCAGGTAAAATTGTAGAACCTTGAACCTCAGAAGCAGCAAGCGCAAGCTCACCTTCTAACATTGACATTTCTAAATAATCAGTAAAACGAGCTCTTGTATCAGCTTCAGCTTTTAAGTACCATAAGTAACCAGCTCCACCTTCTTCAGAAGAAACTTCTACCCAACCAATTCTAGATGTATCAGATCCTGATACTTCGTAGTAATCTTTAATAATAATTGGTTTATTAGAAAAACTTTTGAATGTAGGCTCGTTAGCGCCTCTTTGATCTGTAGTATTAGTAGTACCAGCAGCAGCTCTATAACTATCACCTTTTCCAAATTCAGAACCATAAACTAATATAGTTGTTGCTTTTGAAGTTGTGTTTGCTGTTAAAGCAGACTGTCCATAAGGTAAAACATCAAGTACCGCACCAGCTACAACAGATACTAAACATTTGAAAACACCATCTGAATTAGACACTATAATAGTATCGTTAACTCTAATACCGTGATTAGCAGCTGTAAATCCAGCTCCAACGTTACCATCAATATCGTCTTCAATTGTTACCTGAGCGATATTAGATACGCCTGACCCCGCATCAGCACCAGCAGTTGCCGAGTTAACGTTACCTTTATATGATAAATGTAATCTTGATTGCTCTGACCAAACAACTTGATCAGCAGTCATAGATTCTTCAGCCCCAACTTGTGCTAAGAAACCTGAAATAGTTCTCGGTCCGAAAACTTCAGCTTCTTTTTCCATTAGGTCTGGTAAATATTGTTGAGCCCACGTTGCATCCGTAGTACCCGTAAAATCGATGTAGTTTGTCGATAATGTTTGCTTCTGTGGAGAAGCAACACTATTCAAACCACTTCCTGCAGTAATTGCCATAATTTTAAATTTTTAAATTGTTATTTATTTTTATTTTTGATTCTAAACTTAAAATCAGAAGAATCATTACCTAACACTTTAAACTTTAAACCTCCCGCTTCAATTTTTCCATGAGTTTGTCTTGGAGCCATATCTACGTTTTTAGCTTTAGCAACACTATTTTTCATAGCGTCTGTTTTTCCTTGTTCATAAAAGTGTTTTGCTATAGCATCAGCGTTCATTGCTGTATATAAAGATTTATGATAACCTTGAGCATCTTTTAAAGCCATTTTTTTATCCAAAAACTTTTTGGTAAAATTACTTAAATCACTCTGGGCTGCTTTAATCTCTTCAGCATTATTTACGTTAAATCTATATTTTTTATCACCGACGTTATATTCAAAACCTTTGAACTTGTCGTTAAAAACTTCATTAGTTTTTTGTGTAAAAATATCAGAATTTGTTTTTGCTACTTTTTGATTGTCTTCTGTTTCCTTGTTGTATCTATTAAAAAAATCTATAGCTTTTTGTTGCTCTGTTGTGAGTTTACTTCCAGCTTTAATTTCTTCATAGTATTTGGACTTTTGCCCGTCCAAGTGGGCTTTAGCGCTGGCAACTTGCTCTTTTAACGCTAATTTTTTTCTTCGTATCTCTTTTTCATCGTCGTCTTCTTCGTTGTAAGAGAATTGATCTTCCATTAGGAAGTTAATTTCTTCGTTATTTAAATGAGGTTTTGTTTGCTTATAATATTCATATAATAAATCTTGATTATCCATTTCACTATAATCTTGATTAAGTTTAACATAGTCATTTAAATCTCCGCCAGTTTCATCCATAAAATCTACTAGCTTTTGTATACTTTCAGGAAGCGGTTTTCCAGTTGCTTCTGCTTCAGCAATAGCTTCCTCAACTTGCTCTTCAATTTCAGCAACATCTTCTTCAGTAACCTCTTCTAATACTGGAGTTTCTTGTGTTTCTGCTTCCTGTTGTACTTCTTCTTGTTTTTCTGTGGACTCGGCATTTTCAGGCTCTGTAACCACTCCGCTGTCGTCAGCGTTATCTTCTTTAGTTTCATTTTCTTTTGGTTTTGGGGGTTTGCTTAAATCTACTTTTATAACACTATCGTCACCAGCAGATTTAAATTTACTTTCATCAACTTTTACCACGTTTTCATCACCTGGATCTTGTTGGTTTTGTGTAGTTTCTTCAACTACGTTTTCATCTTTTTCTTCCATAATATAATATAATAATAATTAATAACTTTTATCTTGGACCAAATCTACTCATGTCAATACCTTCACCTAGTAAATCATTACCTGATGATTCAAAGTTTTTAGGTGGTTTTTTATTGTTTCTTTGGTCAATTAACTCTGATTGTTGTGTAGCTTGTATTTTTGTTCTTTCGTCTTTTCTATCTTCTTTTTCTTTTTCTCTATTTATCGTGTTATCACTTTCCATGCCTCTTAGTTGCAAGTTGTAATTAAATTCTAAAGCCATTAATTCTTTTTTAAGCTCAGCTTCTTTACTCATTCTACCTTCTTCTAATTGAGATTTTATAGTTTCTAATTCAATTTTTGTTTGAGTTAAAGCTTGTTCTTTTTGAATATCTGCTTGAGCTGCAGCTTGAGCTGCTTCTGTGTTAGACTGAGTTTGAGCCTGTATATTTTCCATTTGCAACTCCCTGTCTCTAGCTTGTTTTTTAGTTCTTCTTAATTTTAATACTTGATTTGCTAACTTTAAGTTTTTTATTTCTCTAATGTCAATAGCATCTTCTAAATCTATACTTTGTTGCTGTATTGCCATTTGTATATTGTTTTCAAGTAATTGTTTTTCTTCTTCATCTGGTTGTAATTCTATAAATATACCAAAATCATATAAATGAAGTTTGCTAATTTCTTCTAACGTTTCTACATTGTAAGAACCTATTGATTGTATAAAGGCATCTTTAGTTGGAGAGTACTCAACAATATCAGATATTCTAAGCGACAAACATTCTGCTGTTTCTGCAGTTAAATATAGACCAGCTTGTAATATATGCCTCGTTGCTGTGTTACTATTAGCAGCTGCTAATTTCTGCACGCCAACCAAAGCGTTTCTATCTGGAGTGCTACCATCTCTAGCTTCATTTAACCCGGTTACATCTCTTATCATTTGTAGGTAATAATTATAATTACCTATTAACGCTTGCATTTTATTACCTCCACTTGCGCTTGTTATTTCTTGAATAGGTACTTTTCCAGGATTCATATCTCCATCTTGTGTAAACGATCTACCTATAACAGAACCAGTTTGGAAGAACATGTTTAACGCTTCTTGCGGATTATAGTTTGTTCCATTACCTAGATCTATTTCAGCTAAACCATCTGCATCTAAATAAACACCATCTGGCACCATACGAGACATTACTTGTTGTAATTTAAGGTGTGTTAATTGAATCATATCAGCAAAACCTGTTATACGCTTTACTAGTGAATCAATTTTACCATTATACATTCTTGGAGCTACAATAGCATAATTCATTTTAACTTTAGTAAAATCACTCTTAGGACGTAACATATTTCTTGCCATTTCCCATTTAAGTAATTTATCAGTTCCAAGAATCATAGCGCCATCATACAAGCACTCTATAGATCTCATCATCTTACTATATTCACCTTCTTTACCTTGTGGTGGGTTAAAAGAATCATCTTTAGGTATAATTTTATCTGCACCAGTTCCAGTTTCTTTTATTTTATAAACCTCGTTCATATAAGTTTTATAATTAAAATATAAAACTTGGATAGTGTTATTATCTTCTTTGTCTATAGAAAATCTAGTACTACTATTGTTTCTATTAAATGTTTTGCTTTTCATTATATCCTCAAGATCTTGTTCTGTTAAATGAGGAAATTGTTTAGCTAATTCGTTAACCGGTATAGATTTAACCTCACCAACATAATATATATCTTCAAAATAAGGAGAGTCTGTGTGAGAATAAACAAGGTTTGCTGGATCTACATAGTCTATAACTACACCTTCAGAAGTATTAAATGAAGTTTTAACAGCACCAATACCTAGCACGGTTAAATCATAATAAAATCTTTTCTTTATTAATTCATAATTACTACCTTCAAATAATAAATTTAAAGCTTGTTCTTCTGCTATTTCTACTGCTTGCTTATAAGTTAACTGCATATATAGTTCAGCTTCTTCAATACTTTCTGGCAACGGATCAACATTACTTTTAGTTAAATCTATACCAAACTGAGCCACAAAAGAATTATAATCTTGCATTCTTATATCAGACATTAAAGCCTCAGCGTATTGAGTTCTTTTTTCCATGCCGTAAGGATCTTGAGAATAAGCTTTTATATCATATGTTCTTTCCGCAATACCGTTAACAACTATATCTACAAACTTAGATATAATCGGAACAGGCTTCCAGTCTAAATTTAAATAGGACAAATCACCATTTATAGATAACTCATCCTTATATTTTTGAATAGGCTGCTCGCCTCTAGCGTACAATCTTAGTTTATGGAAATTATTATAAGTATTCTTATACCTATTAAGATTTCTATCATTATTAAACCATTCTGTTTCTATTGCTTTACCTACTTTTAAACCATATTCATAACTCAACTTTTCAGCATCACTTACGGTTTGACTCGGGAAATAACTTTTAATGCCAGACTCTGCCATATTTATTATTTAATTATTTGTGAATTAGCTCCAGTATTTTTATACTTGGAAATATTTATGTTTAATTTTGGTTTTTCAACCTTTGCGTTTGGCGCGTATAAATGTCTATTGTTAGCCATTATTGCTAAACCAGAACTTATAGTTGCATCAAACTTTGTTCTTTTTGTTATATCAAATCTACTCCAATCATTTAGTAGATCGTTAAAATATAAACTGCCAAATGTTCCATCTTGCTTCATACCTACATGATCTTGTATATACATTTCAATAGCAGCAGCGTGAGCTTGTTTTATGTCTTCGCTTGAGTTTGGTATACCACCTACTTCTTTTTCTGCCACAGATAATTTATTCCAAACTTTATCAGGACGATTCATGCTAAAACCTCTATATCCTCTTCTTCTTAAATAATATAATAATCTAGGTTTATTATTTTCCGCAAGTATTGGCATACCATAAAAAACTAATGCCATTAAAACATCTTCAAAGAATATCTCAGCTGTAGGTGGTCTTGATAAGTATTCTAAAAAGAAGCTATTCGCAGGAGCGTCCTCCATACTAAACCTGGTTAAGCCGTGTAATGCTCCTTTAGATCCTACACCATCTACAGTTCCCGATATATCATAAGAGTCACAACCAAATGCTCCCATGTGTTCATTACCAGGATATCTCACACCATTTTTTAATATAACTCTATTTTGTAATTGCTGAGGTGGAACCCAACTAACTTTAAATCTACCTTTTGGATCTGGGTAAAATATCACTTGAGTATCTTTAACACCATTAACCCATTGAAAATTACCTTTAGTAATACCAAGAGTTCTAGTCATTTCCTCGTTATAATCTATTTGCTCGTATATTTTTACTAAGTTAAATATACTTCCTTTTGTTTCGTCTCTAAATGCGTGTTCTGTAGTTCTAGGAAACTGACGATAAAACTCGTTTAAAGCATCTTGATCGTCTTTTAAACCATCAACCTCGTTTTGCCAACTATCTATTACACCTATATCTATTAATTCACCGTCGGGTGCGAGCACATCGATATTAGGAGTAGTGAAGACTGGAACTCCATGCTCGTCAATAAATCCTTCGTAGTTCCATTCCATTCAT